GAGACCAACTACAAATGCAGTGTTACGTCTGTCATTGTTTAAACTAACCATGTTACTGATAAGTTCTGGGTAACCAGGTGCTGCAATTAAGTTAAAGTTACGTGCATCTTCTCGTAACTCTGTGTTTGCATCAATAGTTGACTTTAGTGCATTTACAACAACTTCACGAACTGCCTTGCGTCCAAAATTGTTACCACTTACTGTTACCCATGCGTCCTTTTCATTAGGAAGTGTAGGGTAAGTTGAAGTATCACTGAAGTTTGTTCTACTAAAGTAATCTGTACGGAATTGCTTTACGCCATATGTACTACGGCGTGTGTTAAACAGTAGCATGCCACGTGGATAAATTGTTGGATCTGGACGATCAATATCAAGTACATCACTAGTTTGTAGTGTTGCAATTGATGGAATTGTTCCAGTTACTACGTCTGTTGTCGTATCGCCGATAAAACGTGCATCACCAAAGATAATGCCGTTTTCTGTTGTGTTGTCTGTTTTATCAATTAAGACCCACTTAGCTTCACCGCTTACTGTCTCACGTCTGTATAGTGCAGGATAGTTTTCTAAATCACTAGTATCAATCCACAAATCACCGTTAACTAGTGCGGTGTTATCACTCTGTACTGTTGGTGCAGTTGTACTAAAGATTGGGCCTACTGGATCAGTACTTGACAAAGCATAGCCTCTAGTATCAGTAATGTTCTTGTAGCCTTTCCATGTTGTTCCGTCATGGATCATAATGTCTGCTTCAAAGCCGCCAGCATACCAATTTGTCTTATCTGTTGGATTTGCACTAGGTGCGCTTGTACTTGCAGTATATGTTGCTGCAATCCAGTTACTTAGGATAATATCACTAGCATTACCTGCGCGAACTTGGCCAGTTGTAATACTTGTTGTAATACCTGCATCATTAAGTGGTGTTCCTGTTGCATTTTTAAGTACAATAACACCGCCTAGACTATGGTTAATAACCAAAGCGCCTTCACTGTTAATACTTGCGCTTACACTTGATACGTTTGCACCATTAATGTCACTTGCCATATTTGTAAGAGATGTACCACTTATTACAACTGTTACTGCACTTGAAAGTGCAGTACTGTTTGCAGAACTTGCTTGGATTGTAAATGTATTACCAGCTGTCAATGGAGTAGCTGATGTTATTGTACCTGTTACACTTAATATGCCTGCACTGTAACGCTTGAATAACTTGTAAGTTAGTTTATCATTTTCTGTTACATCATATTGTGTGTAGAAACTGCCTTCAGAAATTGCTTTACCGCCAGTTGTATCTAGTGATTTGATAGCTGACTGGTCATTTGTATAAGCTGGCGCTGTTGTACTAACAAAGCCTGCTGATGTTGTACTATATGTACTAATGTCTGGCAAGAAGCCTAAATTACTTGATGTTGTTTTAACCCATACACTTCCTGTTGGGCGACTAACTGAATCAGTTGACTTCCATGCTGGAACAGTGTAATGTGGATCTTGCGCGACCAAAGGTCTTGCATATGTTCCTGCTGTAAGTCCAGTATCTGATAAAATTGATCCTGAACCGTTGCTTAAAACAAGTTTGCCGTCTGCTACACTGTCAACACCAACAGCATCACTGTTAGCATATAATTCAATTTTGTTGTTTACTACCGCAGCTGTTACACCGGTGATACTTGCTGAGTTAATATTAGCAGCTAGTTGTGAAACTGTGCTTCCAACCAAAGTAACTGTTGTACCATTAATAACAATTGAATTTCCATTAACCATGCCTGGACTTGCAACTGTTCCTGATGTTGTAGGATGTGAAATTTGCCATGCACCTGTTCCGACATGTACCCATGCATTACTACGATTTTTGTAGTAAACAGGATTACTAGTGTTTGTTGCAACCAATGCATAATCACCTATAGCACCGATCGAAGTCTTAGGAACTCCACCATCTAAATCGGTTGTACTTGTAATCACAGTTGGAATTTTATTTGTAAATGCGCCAGTACTCTGATTCCATTCAAAAATTCCCCAACGTGAATCTGAACTCATGTCCCACCAGGTTGTTCCATTAGTTGGACTACCAGTAGGTCTACTATTGTTACTTACTAGTTGAGCTGTGTCAATGTCAGCTCTTGTTACGTAAACTCTGTTCGTAACTCCAAGCATACTGTATGCAGCCATTAGGCCATATTCATTAAGCTCGTAACCATTAATTGGTGAGCCACTAGCAGTATTATAAAATTTAGGATTTCCAAAAGTACTTGTAAGTTCTCTTTGGCTTCCAATTAAATACGTGTTTCCAGCATTTGCTGATGTTGTTCCTGTGGCGGTTCCTGTGCCTGTGCCACTGGTTTTATTTTCTGCTGTTGCAATTACAATTGCAGCAACTGTTCCTGATTCTGTGGCTGTGTAGTTACTCTCGTCAATTACTGTAACTTCTACGCCAGGTGATATTAGTGCCATGTTATTCTTTCCTTATGCTCTCAAGGTATTTTAGTTAGTAGTATTTATAAAATATACAGTTAAAACACCTTATATGGCATTTCCCTTTAAAGGTGCGGTAAATAAGGGCATGCAAAGACCCGTTTGTGATACATGTGGTGAACGCCCTAAGGCAATAAACTACTACAAAGGGAAAAAGGTTTACTATAGACGAAAATGCGAACAGTGTTTAAAGTCACATAAACCTGTGAAGCCTCTATGGGTTGATGCTGGATATAAAGTAAAGAGAGTTTGTGAGGCTTGTGGTTTTAAGCCTGTGGTGCGAAAACAAGTTACTGTATTTTATATTGATGGAAACCTAAACAACGTTAATGTCAAGAATCTAAAAACAGTTTGCCTGAACTGTAATGCTGAACTAGTTAAGACTGGATGGAAGCGTGGAGACTTAACACCAGACGTGTAAGGTCTTTCATACTGCCATCATTTGGTACGTTATGATCTTTCTTAGATCTTGCCCAACGCCATTCGCTGGGATGAATGTTAACTGGTTCTATGCCAGTTTTTTTGTATGCATCCATCCATTCAGGGTCATTTCCTCGACTTACTTCCCAAACCTGTCCGCCAACTTGACGAATCATATTAACTTCGTTTTCAAATCTCACATCAGGTATAACGTAATCAATGTTTGTATTGTTGATTAATATTTGCTTTACTGCACTAACCCAGACACCATCATAAAAACCATTACGCATACAATCAGTTCCAAACTCTTGTAAAACTATTCTAGGAGTAATAATGCGTCCAGTTTCATTAGTCCAGAAATCATCCTGTGCTTCTCGCCACTCTCTGCTCTCAGGCGTATCGCCTTCAAGCATTGCTCTATCCCAGCCATAAACAGCAGCAACGCCGTCCTTTAGTTTGTCAGCAAAACTTATTTTAGTAAAACCTTGTTCTACCAATACATCAGCGACAGTTCCTTTACCGGAACCAATCAAGCCGCAAATTCCTATAATCATCTAGCCCTCTAAATTAACCAATAATAAATGAAAGTGGATCAGAACCATCAACATAGTTGCGTAGTTCTTCATCGAGTTTGTCCATTTCAACTTGTGCTTCTGCCTTAAGGCTTTCACCATTAAGACTTGTACCACCTTGTGGACCTGCAATAGTTGAAAACTTTGAACGTGCTTCACCAAGTGTATACTTTGCTAGTGCTAGTGCATAGTCATTTATCCATGGTGCAGCCTGTCTATCTTGTAGCAATCTACTTTCTGGACGTAAATTGTATGTCCATAGAACCATTTTTTCACCACTGCCTGTAAACTTACGCAATAGTGTAAGTACATTAGTTGTTGGATTAAATTCAAAGTTTACAAATCCGCCAAATAATCTTGCACTTAGTTCTTGATACTGATAGTACATTTCGTATGTTGCCATACCGCCGATACGTCCACTTTGAAGCAAGTATGTATTTTGAAATGCTGCTTCATATGGCTCAAAACTAGTTCCAGTTCCATCGCCACTTGATCCTACACTGCGTCTAAACACTTGTCTCACTTCTTCAATTTCTGTAGGAAGTGTATACTCCTGCTGTCCTTCGACAATCTCTAAAAATACATATGAACTCTCATATGCGTTCGCTGTGCGTTGACGAAAACGTTTTACTGATTTGTCAATACAGTTGTCGTAGTGCGCAGGATCAAGTTCAACATCAACCATACCATCGCCCAAACGTAGGCGGATATAATCAATAACTTCTGCTCTTAAAGATTC